TCCTCCTGAACATCAGTAGCACCAGCCTGCTTGCTCCACTCTTCGGCCTGGTTATTGATAGTTCTGATAATATCCTTAATTGCGTTTTCAAGATGTTTCTTGATCTCTTCTCTCAACCAATTGACCTTCTCGCCGAGCCAGTTATTCAAGTCATCTCTTAACTTCTTTGCATTTGGATTATCACTGGTGAGCAACCAGGTAGCTCCAGCCCCGGCAAGTCCGAGAGCAATGAGAAGACCTGTCTTGAGGTCCATCCCAAAAGACTTCTCTTTGCCCTTCAACATAGACGCAATGGGACTCTTACCTTCCCTATCAGATTCGGCGCGGGACTTTATCTGAGCAAGACGGGCCTTATCCCTTTCTTCCTTTTGTTTGCGTCTCTTCTTATAGATAATCTCTTTCTTGTCTAGTTCAAATATCGACTTCGTGGTTGAGTCGATACTTGAGAACTTACCACTGATGTTCTTTACAGCTTTCAACAGAGAGTCGTCAGAGTTAATCACAGCTCACCTCCAAGAGAAACATTGAAGAAGTATTCAGCAGCCTGAACAGTCGATGGTCCGTCTGGTAACATTGGTATGGTTTGGTTTGGTGAAGGTTCGCTAACTTGAGTGTGCTGTTGGGGAGCGTCTTCGAAGACAACGATGGGTTCCGAAGAAGTAGCTTGGGCAATCATATCAGCAAAACCTTCTTGTGCTTCTTTCATTCTGGTTATAGTCCCAGAAGTAACACCAGACATTCTTTTCTTAGTTGTTGGTGTTTTGTTTCCGGTTAGGTCCCCAAGACCAAAGTCCATGCCGGGAATGATGCCACCGTTTTGACGACGGACAACACCACCAGTCTGAAGATTCTGCCTCAGGTACTGTTCATAGAGTTGAGTCCTTTCTTTCAAGTGACGCTGGCCACCTTGGATATTACGAGTAACAGTAGAAACATCACCACTTCTGGCGGCCGCCTTATCCACTCGCTTATCCCAATAAGCCAGAGCAATCTTAGCAGCGAGTTGTGGGTCGGCAGCCTTGTCTGGATTGTTAACCAGGTCAACACCAATAAGGTCACCATAAGTCTTGTAATTATAATCGTGAGTCAGCTGAATGTAACCACGACCTTTGTATCGCTTACCACCACCATAATAGTCGTGACCACCACTGTACTCCTCACGGGCGTTAAAACCGTCAGACTCCAAATGCATTTGGGCAAGGAACATCGCCCTCTCTTTGGGGTCAGTGATACCGTGGCTATTCATAGCTTGAACCAGGGCGTCCCTGCTATATTCACCACTCGTTTGAACATGGCCATAGCCGCCTCCGCCGCCACCTTGGCCACCACCGCCACCTTGGTCGCCGCCACCTTGGTCGGCGCCACCTTGGTCGCCACCACCGGATCCACCACCAAGGCCGAGAAGACCTGCTGCTGCGCCATAGATATTCCCACCAGCACCACCAAGGGTGTTGGCCAGGGTTCCTAAGATTCCAGCTCCGTCATTAGCTAAGAAACCACCAATCTCACCAAAGAAGCCACTAAGATAACCACCAAAACCACCAAGGGCCTGGAGACTTCCAGATAAAATATCACCAGACATTCCAAGAAGACCACCACCTCCTTGGCCACCACCACCGGCGTTTTCGCCTTCTTCGGTACCTTCATCCTTCTTTGCACCGTTATAATCGAAGTGCCAACCCTGGGGGCCCATATAATTATTGAAGTGCCAACCATACCGACCACCGTTCTTCTTCAACCAGTGCCAAGTGGAACTGCCAGTCTGAACATCAGCGGCGTTACCAGTCAGGTGGTTGGAGTCAGACACACCACCAACATGTTCATTCCACGATGGACTACGGCGGGAAGAATTAATAGAACCAGTCGTAACAACACCGTCAGATTCCTGCATCATCTTCAACCAAGCCTCTGCGGCGCCCCTACTGAAGACGGCTGGGCGGCCTTGTGAGTCAGTGCCTGGAGAAAGGCCGGCACCTGTGTGGGGGTGGCTAGCCTGAACAAGACCACCCTCCTGGAATCGGGGAATAGAATCGTTGAGGGCCCTAATGTTATCGTCCCACTGACCTGGCATAAAGACCAACTCACCAGGCTCAAGTAGAGTGTCAATAAGGCCACCAGTCTGTCTCTTGACCGGTTCCTCATCACCATACTCATGGGTCACCCACTCACTGGTGGCACCAGTACCCAATGGTCTATCGGTGTAGTTCGACCTTTTGTGTCCTTTAGGAAGACGATTGATGTCCCTACGACCTTTATCAATTTGGTGCTGGATAATATCCTTATCGGATATCTGAAGCTCACCTAGAAGCTCGGTAATCTCTTCGTCTTTCTCTTCCTTCTTCCTCTTCTGTTCTGCAAGTTGGTTCTTAAGTTCTTCAAATTCAGGACCAACATCTCTACCCTGTCCCCTAAGTTCGTCAATTTGCCTTTGGATGTCAAACATCCTATCGTTCGCTGCCTTCTTATCCCGCATTGCAGCTTCGGTCTTCTCAAACTTCTGATAACGTTCTAATTGAACATCATTCAGAACAGGACCGAACTGCCTCTGGAAAGCTAGGAATTCCTCCTTAAGTTCATTAACATCTTTGAGTTCAACTGCAACTCCGTCCTCAGTCTTACCAGAAGAGCCAGCCTGCCTGTAAACACTATTGACGCCACTATTAATGCTCTTTGCTGCAGCCGCGGCCAAAGCCGCGACAGCGGCAGCCTTAAGTGCAACCAAAATGGCAGGACCCAAAGCGGCCAGGGCCCCACTAATCAGACCACCCAGGCCCAGAGCACCAAGGGCTGAACCTAAAGCACCAGTAAGAAGAGTCCCAAGGCCACCCAGGATGCTACCAACAACTCCAGCAACCCCTGAGAGGGCTCCCATGATTGTGTCGAGGAGGCTCTTCTTTTGCTTCTTTTTCTCTGAAGGCTTTAATTTATCAAACAGACTCCTACCGTCGGCGGCTTTTCTCTTGGCCTGCTGAATTTCCCTCCTCCTTTGTTGGTCTTTTTCCTTATCCTCCTTCGCCTCCCTTACAGACTCAACCTTCTGGAGTTTATAAATCTTCTTAATTGTATCATCGATGGAAACGACCGAAGTTTGAACTTCGGTCGTCGTTCCGTAAATCTGTTTTAGAATAGAACTATCCACTGGATAAGACCCATCGTTTCTCCTTTATTTATCCACGGTTGGCCATGGCTTGTTTCCGCTTCATCTCCATTGCTTCCAGATAGTTAGAAAGCAAAGAAGTCATAACGTCAAACTCCCAAGGAATGAGTTCTTCAATCTCAGAAATGTTCCACTGATGATACTGCTTGAAGGAGAAGATTCTTTCATAATGATGCACGAGGTCAGTGTGCATCATTGCCATTAGAAAAAATCAGCCAGGCCCTCCAAAACAGCCCGGAACTCTTTTCCTGTATTGGGGTTCTTACACTTAACTACGTGACGTAGTTTGGGCATAGTCTCAAAGAAGTGCATAATCTTCTTGAACTGTTCTGCCGTGAGGGCATCCAACCATTCAGCAATCTCCTCTACGCTCATATCGGAGCGGTTATAAACCTCTTCACCAATGACGATGGAAGAGATGCAACGAGCAACAGTCTCAGTGGATTCTGCTAGGCTATCAATCTTAACACCCTCGGCGAAGAAGGCAAGGTTGGGGTATCCCATCTTTACCTTGATGTCGTCAGAGATATCAATCAGTGGAGTGTGTCCTTCTACCGTTTCAACCTTAATACTATCAACGTTGATTTCTTTCTCGGCCTGATAGGAAGGGTCGTTGGGGTCGGTAATCTTTACACTAATCTTCTCACCGATAGACTTAGCTCGGGTGCGAAGGAACAGAAACTCGATATCAAATAACGCGAGGTCCTGAGGATCAAAACCAGGAGTGGTTACACAGTTACTCAGGACATTAGAAATGGCGTTACTGATTTCATCTAGGTCCTCGGACTCAGAAGCCAGAATAAGGACCTTCTCCTCTTTCACCGTGAAAGGTTGATACTTAATCTTCTTACCAGTTGAGGGGATAGTGGTCGAATATTCCGGCCGGGAAGGCTTTGGAATGGACATAATAAAGTGGTTACAATCAACTGTATTTAGACCTATTCTAACACATCATTTCTTTCGTTTAATCCCCAGATCATATTCGGTGACTATGCGCCAACGCCATCCCCTATTCTCACACCACTTCTCAGCAGCTTCCCACTTTGCTTTGTTTGTAATATAAGTCTTGACCGCATACACCCAACTCTTTGTCTTTCTTTTTGGATTTACTTCTGGGCCTACTACCTCCTTGTACGGCTTAATCTCCACAAGCTCTGTAATAATAAGCCCGTCAGTATCAACATAACGAACAACAAAGTCAGGGAAATACCTCCTGTGCTTCTTGGAGATAGGATCATAATAACCGATGCATATCTCCTCAGAAGACCATTGCTTTACACTCTCCGTCATATCACACCACTTCATAAAGACCCGCTCCCAAGAAGACCGATAAACAATCTCGCCAGGGTTGCCTCTATATTTCTTCGGATTCTTTGGCCGATAAAACCCCTGATGGTTCCTTGACATTATCTCTAAATACCAATATACCATATTTAGATCGGGATGTCCTACGAAAGAGCCATATCCCTGATGGAGAAGGGGCCCTCTAGGCCCACTCTGTTCAGAGTACAACTCCCAAGTCGTCGCGTTTCTACAGAAACAAACGATTTCATTGAGTTTTACTGCACTGCCGCGGCGCTCCCCGAAGTAAGAAGCAACACAGTTGCTGTTGCTGGTCATGAATATATGGGGGTTGTTCGCGAACAACCTACTGCTATTATGTTCGGTAAGCCCTTTATCATTGAGGTTATTGCCGACCCAGAATACAAAGCATACTTTGAAATTCGAGAGTGGTTCGAGGGGCTGGCACAGAACGCAAACCAGGGGCAAGGTGCATTTAGAACACAAAGGATGAACTACTATTCCACCTTCGTGGAGGATCTAGTCTTCACAAAGTTGGAACAGAGTGGAGAAGGACAAGGTAGCTTCGACTACAACGGCGATTATACCGAAGCATTCACCGCCCGTTTCATCAACGCCTATCCCGTTCAGTTAGATCAAATCAGCTTCAACAGCGAAGAACAGGACTCGTTTGTTAGGTTCCGAGTTGCTTTCACCTACGAGTCATACTACCTCGAGAGAGGACTATGAGCCTAAAGGAAATCAAGAAGATATATGAAACTGGACAGAAAAATGATCCAGACACCAATATGCTCAACCTGATGGAGGTGTTGGGTCGAGGGGTCATTGTCCCCGACCCTGATAAATACTATGTGTTCGTCTATAAAGCCAAGACGCCAGGTGTCGTTTATGACTCGAACCCTTTGGTTCTAGTCACCGGCATCTATAAGTGGGGCTTTACTGGTTTCAACTTCCACTGGGGGGCGGCCAGACGTTATACTTGGCAGGAAACAGTCTCCAATCTCTACGAGGTCTCAGAGTCTGAGATGTCATATGTTCTAAGAATACCATTCGCCAACATAAAATGAGCGTCCTACAGTACCCACAGGAGCTGCAGCCGGGACAAACCGACTACATCCTATTCACCAACCACGAATACAAAACCAACAAAAAGGTGGCCGGACAGCAGTCAGCTGGCGGCAGTGGCCCCAGCCAGGGTGCCTCTATTATCCTGTACATGCCCACCACAACGCCCGCAGTGACCCAGAACAACGACTGGGGGGCCAAGACCTTCGACGGGCCCTTGGGTGAGGTTGTGAGGGACCTGGCGAGCTCTGCGGCTAGTGGTCTGAATAAAGCGGACTTCTCGAGTTTCGAAGCTGGAATGGCAAGTGGCAAGGCCGCCGCAAAGACCTTTGTTGATGACTTCAAGGCCAAGTTCAAAGACGGAACTTATGCCGGTGCAGCTAAGCAGTTTGGAACAAACCTTGTTGCGGGTGCAGCGGGAATGACCCCAAATCAACTAACAGCCCTACAACGTGGTGAAATCTACAACCCAAACGTAGAACTACTCTACACTGGACCGAAGCTGCGTGGCTTCAACTTCAACTTCACTTTTGTACCTAAGAGTGCAGCTGAGGCTCAGCAGATCAATCAGATCATCATGGAGTTCAAAAAGTGGAGTGCCCCTCTCAATCTGCAAAATGGAATGTTCAAGGTCCCCAACGTTTGGCAGGTCCAATACATGTCAAACGGCAAACCAAACAAGAACATGAATCAATTCAAGCGGGCAGCTTGTATGAGTGTTGCAGTTCAGAACAACCAAGGGATGAACATGCATATGTCTTTCAACGACGGTATGCCTATCGTCACAACCATGGCACTCAGCTTCATGGAAGTGGATGTAATTACCCGCAACGACCACGAATCTTCCACCTCTAGCGTAGGTTACTGATGGCTTCTCCCAACTACTTCAAGAACTTCCAGAAAGTTCAGTATGCAATCAAAGCGAATAGGTCCGGCAACATCGAGTACATGGACATCGTGGATTACTTCCACCTATCCACCATTCGCGAGGACGTATTCGCAGAGGATACACTATATACCCCATACGTAGTTCAGAACAACGAAACCCCCTCCCAAGTTTCATATAAACAATATGGAGACGAACAGTTCTACTGGGTAATCCTACAGATCAATGGTATTACAGACTACTACAACGAATGGCCACTAAGCCAAGGCGAACTGGAAGAGTATATCTATCGTAAGTATGGCGGTGCGGTCGGTGCCGGGGCGACCCATCACTGGGAAACCCCTGAAGTGCTAGACGCAGACGGAAACCTCCTCCTCAATGAGGGTCTAGTTGTCCCTGAGGACTTCGTGTTCTACTACCCAGCAGAGGTCGACGGAGAAAAAACTACACTATCTGCGTTCCCAAGTTCAGTATCCAACTCAAC